GGAATTTTCAGTTTGGCGGGATCGAACCGAGGATGCCTCCTCAGTGATCGCACACACCACACCGTCTTTCCCCTGCGGGTTCTTCGACCCCTCAGGTTTTCCAGCTGCCAACCCTGACTGCAGAAATTGCGCAGCGGGCACAGTGGGTTTTTCACTTTCTGGAGATAGAGCGACAATTACGTCGTTCTCTGCCAGAAACTCGACGGTCTTTCGCCCGTAGTAGGGCTTAGACGGAGGCGGCAACAGCTTTCCGCCCCATTCGGTATTATCCTTACGCGCTGAGTTGCAGGAGCGGCAAGCGACAACCATGTCACTAGCTTTCTCTGCAGGCTGCGTAGGGTGCAGGTGGTCATAAGTTCCGCCGCGTGCTGATTTTTGGTCTCCCCAATACACGACGCGGCCGCACCATCGGCAGGCGTCGCCGTCGCGCACACGGATAGGGACAATAAGGGATTTACTGCGGGTATCGTTGCGGCGGCGATTTTCCCAGTCAATCTCGCTCTTGAGGCGCATGTGGAAAAGGTCTTCATCCTCGACGAGTTTGTATGCGCGAATTCCGTTTTTTAGTTGCACTTCATGGGTGATGTACCCGCATGTAATGGCGTCTTGGATGATTTGGTCGCAGCGGTCTAATCCAACTTTCGCTGCAATGGAGTTCCGCTCGATCACGTAATCGGCTTTTAGGGCTGCGGCTTCGACAGCACATCCGAGCATGACGCCGAATAGCGTGTATACGTACTCGGCATTAGCGTGTGGGAGGTCTAATGCGCGGCGCACGATGCTGTTCTGCATCGCGGTATCTGAGACTTTAAGCCACGGCATAAGTTTACTTTCTTTCTAAATTTTCTATGTCCTGCACTAGACTGTATCACATATGATACAGCCTTGTGCAAGTCGTTATAGCATTTTTGCTACTCTCTATCCGGTGCTAGACCGAATTCGTCCTGTGTTGGAGTCCTTATTTCCTGTATTGAATTTGATACAGATTCGGCTAATTCTTCTGCCTCTCCGTGGAGCCAAGCCGAAAATTGTTTCGCGCTCTCTCTGAGAGATTCCCCGGCGTCATCATTGGTGGCAGGCGTTCGCTCTTCGTCGTCCATTTCTAACGGATCGGTGCCTTCAATCTGGTCTGCGATAATTTCCATTTGCTCCGAGAGCATAGCCAGCTGCGTATGCATGTGCATCTGCGACTTTTCCCCTGCGATTTCGTGCAGCCCTGTTACCGCTATCATCCGGTCTCCTAGAAGCGTGTATATCGCATTCCCTGCAGCCACAGTTGCATCAACGCTATACGTCCTTGCCGCATACGCGAGCTTTCCATATGTTTCTGGATTTATGACCCCTCCGAGAGGCGTAGCGCGAGCACGGCGAATTTTACCTAAGCTCTTGAGGATTTGACGGTATGGGATTTCCTGGTATTCCTCACCGGCGAATGAGAGTGAAGCGGGGGAGTGTAGCGTGTCTAACTCGGTAAAGGTGATAACATCTTCCATTTTTCCGAGCGATGTGTGGAGGCGGTCAACGGTGACACGCACAGGCAGCGGATCATCCTTGTACGGCTTGAAAACGTTCGTGATTTGCTTGATTTTTTCACGGCCTATAGCAAATTCGCACATGTCGCCGTCAAACCCACTGATAGGCAATTTGATAGCTGCTGCTGTCTGGAAGAGGTGGTCTGCTGTGACCAGTAGGAGCTCTCCCTCATGTGTGAAACGGCAATAGATCATCTCACATGCTTTGCCCTCTACAGGTTCGCCCTTCTGGAGGTTGCGGGTGAGCGGTGCTAGGGCACGTAGAGCCGGTGTGAGCTCGGCGGCTTCGATAATGAATTCAGTCATTTTTCTTGTTTTCCTTTCTCTTACCTAGTCGCTCCCTTCTGGCAGCTAGGTAACTCATAAGTCCTGGGTCTTTGACAACTAGAGGTAATACTGGCCGAGGCTTGGCTGGAGGTGGTTCTGGAATGGGCAGAGGTGTAAGGAGCGGCCGTCCTGAGAATTTGCGGTTTTTGTTCCTGTTAGAGCAGGTTTTACAGCCGGGTTTTAGGTTTTCTATGGGGCAGCCGCAGGCCGAGCATTTGCGCGGTTTTACAATGCTGTTTCCCCGATGTTTTTCTCGGTCTCTGCATGTTTTACATTCGGCGTTTGGCTTCTCATAGGGGGTCCCGCAGCCCTTGCATACTACCGGCGCTTTAGCTGGTTTTGGCTCGTATTCCTTCTTCTCCACACCGCGTTCGATATATGGCTTACCATGTATCTTGTAGTAGCGGTTTCGTGCATAACAGGCACCGCATTTTGGAGTGTTACACGGCTTCTCATGCAGGCAGCCGCCGCAGAGCTGAGGCATTTACTCTATCCTCCCCTCGAAAACCGTTTTGACGATCCCGTGCTGCTTATCCTGGATAAACTCAAATTCGCACTTTCCATCCTCCCTTTTCTTTTTCAGGATGTGGTATTCTCTCAGATGCTCTAATGCAATCCCTCGTAGCCCCTCTTCCGTATCCTTCAAACTTTGCCCTAATTTCCCGCCTAATTTTGTAAATGCTAAAAGGCATGAAGCGCATGTCAAGTACAAGTAGTCTCCCTCTTGTACTATCCTGAGATTTAGAAGCTCTATAAGCTCCTTCTCAACCTCAGATGCTTTTTCTTTATGCTCTAGCACGTGCTTATTTGCGTCTTCTAAGGCGTAATCTTGAGGTAACCAATCGGTCTTCCAATCGCAGAAATCGCAAGTGGCCATATACTCGTAGATACTTCCGTAATGTTCACGTGCATATTCGTGTAAGTCTGGGTGTAGAGGGTCACCAAATACGCGTGGCCTATGCGGGTTTATGACCGATTTCATCTATGATCCTTTCGTTAAATTTGTCTTGCTCAAGTGCTTCTAGGAGGTATCTTCTCTGCCCGTCCGCGTATTCTATGATTGTTGCCCTGAAAACTTTCAAATCTGGTAACGACCACGCCTCCTCCAAGGTCTCTGTCTCACTGACTTTGTGAACGTTCCTTAGTCTTATGATGATCTTTGTTTCATCGCTAAAAGGACTTGCTAAAGTTTCTTTCATTCTTTTTCGCTTCCTCCGTTTCGTGATTGCAATGATGAATGCTGTCGCGGTGAAAACTACTGCTGTCCCCGCAGAGCCAATAGCTGCATTGACTAAATTTCTGCTCAGCTGCTCATGCTCAACCGTGAGAAATGCTAGGTAGCTGAATATTATGGTCATACATGCTGCTATCTCTGCGGTGCTGCGGATAGTGTCATGTACTGTTTCAGTTTTCATATGCGTTGATGGTCATTGCTCCTGGGATTTTGCCTTTTTAATTTCCGCCTCTATCCAGCCTGGCAGTGCTGCGATGCAGTCACTAGCGTCTTGGTGTACATCGGTTAAGAATTTCTTCTTGTCTTCGGGGGCGTGGGATGCTATAGCTCCGATGACCTCAAGGTTTTTGGCGAGGTCGTCTAGTATCTGATCAATCTGAGATTTTTCAGATACTTCTTTCTTCTCAGATGTTATGGTGTAGCGAGCGCCGTCTTCCCTGATTTTTTCGGTGAGGGCTATATTCGTTACTTTTTTGTAAGCGTGGGAGATTGAGACTAGGGCTGTTTCGGGATTATTTTCTAGATACTCTTTGGCCCGGCGCAGCTCTTCTTGAATATCTTCTGCTTCGGAGATTATCTTATCTATATCTTTGTTGAACATATTCGTTGCGTCAATTATGATTCCCTGCACTGCATTTGAGATTTCGCCGTTCAGATTTAGCCTTTTCTCAACTTCCTGTATCTCTTCTAGCGCGTCTCGCATGTCTTGGAGGCGGTTATTTACGTTTTCCATTACTTTGTCCTTTCGGTTGGTAGGTTTATCCATTTTCCCGTGCGGGGGTCTTTTCCGATTTGTAGGCGGGTTCTGTACAGGGTGTATTTGAATATCGCGTAGCAGGCGATACCTACTGCTGCAGAAAAACACAGGATGATCAGAATTGCTGCGATGATAATTATTGCGGCCAGCATTATCGACTGCTTTCTACATTGTGCATGGCAATTAGCAACTGAATGATTGCATCTTTAGCTTCATCAAGTTTTCCGAAATGTACTGAATTTGTACTCTCCTTGATAAGGTCTACTGTTTTCCTAACTGCGGTTCGGTGAACATCCTCAGATTTTTCTTGGTCGTATCCTGGGATAATCTTTTGAAGATTTTCAATAGAGTCTCTGGCGTTTCCGCTCAGGCTGTATTGGCGCGTCTGCTCTTGGAATATCAGCAGGTAATCCAGCGCCTTTATACAATCTTCTGCCCCACCTTTGTAGGGTGCCCGCCAAACGTATTTCAGGACGTTGCCGAGAGTGAAGGGCAGATCGTGTACTATGTGCTCCAGTTTTGCGCCTTCGATAGGTGCATAGTATTTTTTTATCGTCGTCTCCTACCTTATGGGTACTCGTGGTTGTTGTATTTCTATTGCGTCTGGGTCGATCCTGGCCAATCCCCAATAGGTGCGATTCCATGTTCTGGCTATTTCCTCAGCTACCTTGCGAGACATTGACCGTAGGCCCCTGCATGAGAATTCCCAGACCCGGCCCCGCAGGACTTCTTGCGGTAAAACTGTCATGCTAGGCAGGTGCACGCTCAGTTCCTTTACTAAGAATCCTTTGAGCAAAAGCACTGTTTGCCATGTTGCCTCTGCCAGTACTGCGTTATCGTCCTTGCCGACCAGGTATGCTGTATAGTCTGTGAACGTTCCTTCGTGAGTTATCTCATTTCCACGAACGACTACTCTAAGCACCATTTTTGGTTCTACGATCACTCCTTCTCCCACCCCTCCTCACGCTTTCCTTTTGCGCTCATCCAGCGGGGATACAGTTTGCTCTGCAAAGCGTGTGAAGTGCCTACCAAATCCAGCGCTGTTTCTTTCAGATGCTCTGGAAAATTCATCCTGTCGATGGATTCCCAAATCCTATCTACATTGCTCGTCACTGAGTAGACGCTCTCCATGAGATTGTCGAAATTTTCCAGTCCATCATGTAAATTACAGCGGCGTGCAGGCCAACTATCACGCACTGTCTCGCAAATAGCCTCCGATGTCTTCTCGGCCCTGCGAGCGAATACGTTCTCCAGACTATTCATTCTCTTCTACTCCTACGTGGTACGCATGATTGGCGGCGTGCTGAGTTGCGAACGCGAGCGCTCCGGGGTGGTTTGGGAATTCTAGGTAGTAGTCGCATGTGGTGCAGTCTACGGCCCATTCGCCGGGGTGGGTGGATTCGATGCCTGTTTTTTTGACTTCGACTTTGTGGTTTTCCCATCCGGTGGCGGTGGGTTGGTGCCATGTTGCTATTTTTAGGAGGCCGCCGGAGGCTATGGTTTTTATCCATGAGAGCATGTTTGCTTTTAGTTGTGGGTGTAGTCCTCGCATGCTCTCGAAGCGTGTTTGTAGGGCGGTGGTGGTTACTGCGGTGAATTTGTTGGAGCGTTCTCCGTTGCGTTTGGCGGTTCTGTGGATGGTGAATCGGCGGCGGTGTTCCTTTGGTATGCCTGTGAGGGTGTGGCCGTGTCCTGGTTTTTGTAGGGCGTGGTCGATGTCTTGTGTGAGGATGTAGAGGGTGCCTTCGTAGAATACTGCGCGGATCGGGTCTAGGGGGTGGTATTGTCCCCAGTTTGGGAGCATGAGTACGTTTACGAATGGGGCTTCTGTGGTGGTCATTTTTCTTGTCCTGTTCTTGGGGTTTGGTTAGGTTTTGTTGCTTCTGGATAGTATTTTTTTATGTGTTTGAGGATGGTTGTTATTTCCTCTGGTGTTGGTTGTATTGCGTATTCGGTTTTTATCCATATGTGGTCGTCGTGGTGCTTTTTTATCCCCATGTTTGGGATGTGAAGGTTGCGATGAGGGTGTTTTTGGTTGATGCGTTGATCCTTTCGACGGTGCCTGCGACGGGGTGTACTTCTAGTGGTGTTATGGTGCTTATGGCTTCGATGACGCAGTAGCAGAGGCGGCGTTCTCGTTGGGTGTGGTTGCCTTTGTCGTAGGCGAAGTAGGTTTCTAGGGTTTCTTGGGTGGCTCCTGTTTCGGGGTTTAGTTTTTCGATGGTTACTTTTTCTAGTGTGGTTGCCATAGTGGCGGCTCCTAGTAGTGTTGTCTCAGTTTTTCTTTGAGGGTTTTTTCGGTGATTTTGGCGGTTGTGCGGGCGGCGTGGGTTTGGGCTGGTTGTTCGATGGTTTCGAGGAATTGTTCTAGGTGGGATTGGGCGAATCGGATTTTTTGGCGTGTTTTGCCGTTGATTCCGCCTAGATGGGCGATTTCGCCGCGGGTGGCCATGTTTTTCAGTGTGGAGGCTGCGTACATTCCGCCGAGGGCTTGCGATGCTTCCTCAGGGGTGTAGATGCGTTCTCCGAGTTTCATTGTTGGTGGCCTTTCGTGTTGTGTTCGCCGCATTCTGGGCAGCGTGTTTGGATTTCTGTTGTGGTGATGGGGAATCCGGCTCTGAAATCTAGTTCGTTGTCGATGTCGTAGTCTTCTTTGGCCTGGAGTACGGTGTATATGTCTCGGATTTCTCCGGTTGTTTTGTTGCGGTATATGGAGAGCTTGAGGTGTAGGTTTTCCTCTTCGTTGTAGAGGGCGATCTTCTCTAGGGTTTCGCCGTTGTCTTCGGCTTGCTCCTTGTTTCTTACTTTGCGCTGGAGCGCATATTCTTTGCTTACCTCTTCGTAGACTTCTCGGAAATTCTCTGAGATATTATCTACAATTGCGGCGATTGCTTCGCCGAAGAAGGCGGCTAGTTGCTCGAAGCCGTTCTTTTCCTCATTCTTGTCTTCGTCTGTCATGGTCTTTACCTTTCTGCTAAGCGTAGATGCCGTGTTTACGGTATCCTTCGTCGTTCTGGAATGCTTTTCGTGCGTTGGTTTCTCGGACTTTCTTTTTCGCTAGGAATTGCTGCACTGTGGCTTCGGTGAAGTACACCTGGTTCTGCGTCCGATCTGCGTCTTCACTGTAGGCGTCTGGCTTGAGGGCTGAGACGGGGCGGTTCATGTACCCACCCGTCACTGTTGTGGCTTGGACTCCAGCGAGCGCAGCGACTTCTTGTGGTGTGAGGGTTTTCTGTTTGAGCGTTGAAGGGTGGGGGAGGTGGCTGTACATGTGTTTCCACCGGTGTTTGTAGTTGCTCATTTCTTGTCCTTGAAGAGTTTGTCGAGGAGGGCTTCGGTTTCCTCTTGGCTTGGTGCGGGTGTGGGGGCTGGGTAGGCGGCGTAGTATCCGAGTTTTACGGCGTTTAGGTGTTCGTCTTGGGGTTCTCTTGCTCCTGTGGTCACGATTGCGATTGTGCCTAGTACTGCGATGCAGCCTATGCAGATGCCTATGAGGATGAATTGGAGTGTGTCTACGGTGCTCATTTATTTTGTCCTAGTATGATTATTGCGACGATGAAGATTAGGGCGGCGAATATAGTTGCCCAGTATGAGGCAAGTTCTGCTGGGTCATTCATTGGTGGTGTCTTCCTGTTCTGGTTGGTCGTTGTGATACCAGAGATACCCGCCTGTGAGGGCTGCTGTGACGCATCCGAGTGTTGCGCCGTTTGGGTAATATATGCCGTTGATGATTGCTGAGTAGGCGGCTCCTGCGGCGCAGATGATGGATATTGCGAATGCTGCGAGCGCGAGGTGCGTGTTTTTCATTTCTTGTCCTTTTTGCCGCCTAGTACCTTGCCTAGGGCTTCGTCGACGGCTGCTGTGACGGCGGCGTTTTTGAGTGATGCTTCCAGGTAGATTTTCTGGAGGTATTCTTCGGAGTAGTCACTAGCTTTTTCGATGCTGTAGTTTGCACCTATTTTTTTGAGGGCGGATAGGGTTATTTTGTAGTCTCTCTTTTCGAGGATGATTGATGTTGAGAAACTTTTTCCTGTGCCTTCTGCGAGCGGTGTTACTTCCTCTAGTCCCAGGGTTTCGTCGCTGCTTAGCTCGATGAATGTGTAGGCGACGGCGAATCCTTCTTTTTTTAGCCGCTCGTGTTCTAGGCGAAACATGATCACGGCTTGTTCTTTGAGGAATTCTTCGGCTGCTGGAGTGCTCACTGGTTGTCTCCCTCCAGCACGTCGATTTGGCGTTGAAGTTCTTCGGTGAGGAGTTTTGCCTTTTGGATGATGTCTCGTGTGAGGAGGTCTCGTGTGTCCTTGTTTGGTGTTGCGTCTAGGGCGAAGAGAAGGTCTTCGATTTGTTTATCGTGGAATCTGACGGTTTGGTGTAGATTGTTGATGCGGCTGGGCAGGTTGCCGTTGAGGGTGATTGTTGCTTTTGAGCGGTTTTCCATCGTCTTGTCCTAATCTTTCGTGGATGGTTACTTTATTTGGTTTGCGGTTGCTGCGGCTGCACGCTTACTGGTTTCGTGCATGTCGATTAGCAACATATCTAGGATGTTCTCTTTCGTTTCGGCGGCGAGCGGCGAATCCTTGATGGTGTGTACTGCGTGATGTACAGCGAGAACTTGTTTTGCTTCCTTGGCGGCTTCGTCGACGGCTTCGAGAATATTCTCAATGCGCGTGTTCTTCATTACTCTTTTCTTTCCTGATTCTTAGTCTGTATCATTCTAGCTACAGTTTAAGGTTTGATATTTTTATACTGCTTGTAGATTTCCGCGAGACAGTGTATCTCTTTGGGCGGGGATTTCTGCTAGGTGCTCTGCCTGCATCCACTCGACAGTAGTTTCAAAAAACTTTGCAATTGCGTAGATTTCCTCTGACGTTGCGGATACTCTCGCATTTGCTATGCCACTAGTGCGATTGCGGTTAATTCCTAGCTCTAGTCGCATAAATGACTCAAGCTCTCCCATTGTGAGACGTGAGCGGATCATCGCTAATTTAATGTTTTCTGCGATGCGCAAGTTTTGGTCCATTTTCACCTCTTTTCTTTCGTGATGAAATAATTCTATGTATCAAAAATGATACATGTCAAGTCGTTGCATCTTCGTATCGTCTCTGATACGGTATGTACCATGTTAGAAAATATAGCTGACCAGGCAAAACTTTTTACAGTTTTTCTTCACGAAGAGTTAAAGAATTGGATTCACGAGTGTGGGTACACCACGCGGGAGCTGGAGGAGATTACCGGAATCAACAAGGACAAGATAAGCCGAGCTATCTACAGGGGACAGAAGCCAATCACAGTGCTGGAGTTCGACCTCATCTGCAAAGCTATAGAGGTGGACCCAACAACCATTATCAGAGTGGCAGAGGCTAAGACTAATGCTGCCATAGCTGAGGTGCAGGCTAACGCGATCATCGAAAACGAGAATATAGCCTAGCGCGGGTATCTATCACTCACCCCCATAACTAAATACCATGCTCACCGCCGAGCCCGCACACGCTGTCCGCACGGAGATTTCCGGGGCGGATTTTTTGCATCCCCTGACATTTTTAAGAAATTGGAGTAAATTTGAGTACGTTACAGTTTGTTACAGTGGTAGAAAAATGGCCTGTTGATGGTATCAACACATCAAGCGTGAGCGCGGCTGATTGTGAAGTCGTGTTCCCTTATTTATCAGGGTTTTTGGGCAAGAGAAAGGGTAGCTCAAGTTTTCGAGTCCCCTTATCTCCACTCTAAAACCCTTGATATTTCAAGGGTTTTTCTTATGCGTGTTGATACGGTGTTGATACGGGGCAGGGTCTAGGGGGATTTTTAGCATGGCGTCGCTACAAATTAGGTATACAAAAGGTGGCCAGAAGCGTTTCTGCGTCAAATGGAGGGACCCAAAAACACGATGTCAGAAATCCCACACTGTTGATACAGAGACGGCCGCGCGAGAGCTTATGGCAGACCTGGAGAGACACAACCACAACTTGGCTGCTGTCGTCATGGAACGCGAAGCTCTTATCTCTGCAGAAGCTACCATAGCTGACCTTATCACCGCGCACCTTATCCAGCTCGACGGCGTAGAGGCAACCACCCTCGCCAAGAACAGGGCTATGGCAGATCGCCATATCATCCCCACTCTAGGCAAAATTACTGCACGAAAGCTCACCCGCGCCGATGTCGTCACCTGGATAAACTCGCTCCCTGTTGCACCTAAAACAGCAAAAAATATCCATGCCGTGCTCTCATCCTCACTCAACACGGCCGTGCGCGATGGTGTCATCATGCGTAACGTCGCATACGGAGTCACGCCACCCAAAGCACGAGACGAAAACAACGGAATCGAACCTGTCTTTATCCCCCGTGTGGAAGTGGATAGACTCATTGCCTGCACACCTGAGAGACTGCGCGGCCTCATGCGCGTGCTCGCCTACGGCGGTCTGCGGTTCGGTGAAGCTACGGCTCTGCGATTCAGTGACATCAGCGTCGATGAAAGCGGCCGTATACAGCTGCACGTGCGGCGCGCCTGGAAAAACACAGGCAAAAAAGAGTCAATGTACCTCGGCGTTCCCAAGACCAAACAGTCACGGCGGATCGTCACACTATCCGTCAAACAGTCCACGCTCCTACGCGGCGAACTGCAACCTGGAAAACCCGGCGATTGGCTCTTCACACTCCCAAACGGCGAACCTGTAACACACTGGATATTTCGTGACCAATACTGGGCGCGAGCGCTCAAGGATGCTCAGATTGTGCAGTCGCCGCGTATTCATGATTTGAGACATTCGCATGCTTCGGCATTGCTGACATCTGGTGTTCCTATGCATGTGGTGTCTCGACGGCTTGGGCATTCGAGTATTAAAACTACGATTGATACGTATGGGCATTTGCAGAGTGAGGATGACGCGAGCGCGGCGGAGGCTGCGGGCTAGTTTTTGTGTGTTTTATTTCACTGTTTTCTAGCTTGTTTTCATGTGTAAGATAGTCTTACACTTGATTATGTCAGGGTGACACAGCACTGACAGGACAAAAAAGGACAAGAAAAATGACAACACGCAGGGGTAGTACGATGACTAAATATACACTTCACTCACGGGGCCTCTCCGCAATAGAAATCCATAAAGACGGCGAGCATGTGGCAATAATGCAGGGGCAGGGCAGTTTTTTCTCGCGGACGCGGCAATGGATCGCCCGCAATAATGAGGGGGAGACTATGGCGGTCGGCCGGTCAATTTACGACTGCCTCAAGCATTACGCAGCATCTCAGGATGATAGCAGGATAGAGCAACAGGCGCACGTCCAGGGTGCGCGGGCAGTCTTCGTTGTTCTGGATGAAAATAAAAGTTTGGAGGGGAAATGACGCTAGGGCCGTTCTATACGACACGAGGGGCAGAAAATTTTCTAGACATAGCCCCGTACACAATTCGCCGCATCGCAGAAAAACACCCACTACCCAAGGCTGCGATCATCGTTGATGATCGCCTGGCCTGGACTCAAGGGCAAATTCTGGAATGGTATGAGGCGCGGCCAAAACATGGTGGTGCCCGCAAATCAAAGAAATTTAAAGAGAGTCAATAGGTATAAGAAAAAGTCCCCCGCGTCCTTGACATTCAAGGATGCGGGGGTATTCTTGTTGGGTAATTATCAACAAAGTATATAACTCTGGTAATTCAGTGGCGCTCAATGCTCCCGATCCGTTGCCTGTCAGCTTTAGCGGATCGGGAGCATTTTTTATGCCCAAAATTTTAGGATGCGTTCACCCATCCCTGGGCGGGGTCGTATACCTGGCCTTCGGAGCCGCCCTCAGGTGCGCCGGGGTCTCCGAAATGGTATACGTGGCCGCCGGTCATATCATACGGGGCCTCTGATTCCTCTACGGGCTGCGTGGGCTGTACTGCTCCGGTGTTGCGGTATTCCTCGAAGGCGGAGCGGCCGTCTGCCTCATGCGGGGCGGCGTTTCGCGCATCGGCGGCCACACCATCGGCGATAGCCTCCAGAACCTCGTACAGGTCGAGGTTTGCTAGGGCTGCGGCGGTTTCGCCCTGGATAGCACCCTCAAGATGTGCTTTTTCGCCGCGAGTGTTGCGGCCGGTAATGAGCACGACCAGGCCGAGAATTACCGTAACGGCGGCGGTCTGCACCTCAACAGGGATGGTGATTCCTGCCTGGGCGAGCCCATAATTTACGATGGTCAGGATCGACCCGGCGAACAGTGTTGCGCCGGTGGTCGCCTTGGTTACATTACCCACGAATCGGGTCTCATTAGTGTTCTCTGCCATTTTATGCAGTCTCTCCCTTCAAACGGATGTTGGACAATTCTTCGCGGATGATGCCTCGAAGATCGTCTGCCTGGATGTTCACCTGCGTAGGCTGGGCGGCGGGGCGTGCCACGAGAGCATCAACCTTAGCGCGCAGGTCTTGGAACTCTTTGTTTAGCTGTCCCTGATGCGAGACGCCATTGACACCGTATGCCCAGGACTCGGCGGCGCGAGCGCTATTGCGGAGCCAGTTTGCGGTTGTGGAGTCAACGTTGATGCCGTCGCGTCCAGGCTGGCTGTAACTGATGATGTACTGGATTCCTTGGGCGATGGAATCCAGTTTCTTGTTAATGGTCTCGATGTCTGCCACCGATAGACCCCCTTCATTAATTGCTGTTTGGATTTCTGCTGCGACACCCTTATAGGCGAGCATCGCCTGCCTAGTCATCTCTGCCTTGGAGTATGTTCCTGGGCACTCTGTAGCGAACCAGTCTCGATGCTCGGTCAGGGGCAGGATTTTTCCCTGCTCTCGCCATATATCGGCGATTCTGGCTGCTACCGTCCCCATATCTCCCGCGCTCATGCGTGGGTTGCATTCTAAGGTGATGCTCTGGGCGTTCCCTTGGCTATTCCCGTTAGCCCAGGCGGCGGCGGAATGGTCAACGATCAAACCGACGATGCCGTCTGAGATAACTTCGTGGGCGCTTGTGCTCACGCTGGGCGAGTCGCAGAAAAAGTTCATGACTTGCTCCCAGGTTTGCTTCCACTCCGGCTTACCCCACCAGTGCAACGTGATGTTTGTAATCACACGCTGGTAGCCAAAGACTGCTGGCACCTGCGAGCCGAGAGTGAAATTCTTTGCGTCGCGGTCAGTCACGAGTTGATAACCCAATGCGGCCTCCTTTCTGTTACTTTTCTTGCTCTCGCATGGACTTCTCTAGAGCGTAGACACGCTCCTGAGTTGTACCGTGCGTTTTGCGTTCCTGTCGCATTTCCTCACGCAGACCTCCGATGTCCTTCTGCATGTTGGAATGCTCAGTTAGCCCCTGTTTCAGGAGCATTCCCTGCCTTTCGACAGCACTGTTCAGCTGCTCAATTTGAGCTGCTACACCGATGAGTCCGCTTTGCGCGGTCTCTGTCACCTGCTTTAGGTGGGCTTTTGTCTCTTCCTGATTGCGGTCAATATCATCACGAAGATTTGTCTGGTGGTGATTTTTCACCTGGTGCTCGACCCGGCGCAGAGACTCTGTGAGCGTGCGGAATTTTGCGGCTGCCCACGTCAAAAACGCGATCAGACCGGCGGATAGTACAGCGACCAGAGCATCAAACACCTGGGGCTGCAGCTGTTGGTTAGGCACTGTGTACCTCGGAGCCGGTAAGTTGCTTGACCGCATAAACCAAATATTCGTCAGTGACGCGGGCGGGGTCTGCACCTGGTTCTCGCAGCGCGTCATATTCGGCGTTGAGGGCTGCCTGTTTCTGGTCCAGCTCAGCTTTTTTCGTCTTCCACTGCTGAACCGCGAAGTCGTGCTCTTCCGCAATGGTTTTCGCTCCCTCTGATGTGGTGTTCAGAGACACCAGTTCGCCGAAACGCGATTCAATGAGCGCCTGGGCGTTTGGGATGCGCAGGCGTTTAGCTGTATGCACAGCACGAGCGAGCAGGCGGGTATCTGCTGCGGCGATGAGTTCCTGTTCAATAGTTGACATTTTTTCTCCTCTTATTGGATGGGTGAACCGGGCAGCTCTTGTGGGAACGGCTCGGCGGTTAGATAGGTGATCTGCCCGCCTTCGAGAATTGCTTGGGCGTCAACCTGAATATTGAAGTTAACGTCCGTTTTGCGGTTGCGGGCGGTCTCATCGGTATCCCAGGTAATCCACATGCGGTTTCGGCCGCCGATTATCTCCCCACTGTTTCCTGTTAGGACAGTCTGGGCAAAGGTAGCGCGAATTCGAGTCCCCGCAGTGTACGGGCCTTTAGGGACGTCTGGCCGGAATCCTGAGGGGAAAGCCAGCTGCAAATACTTTCCCTTGGGGATAGTCGATCCGCCTGTGAAATGATTGGCAGCGAGAATGGTTACTTGGTTCCCGTCGCGGCGCATATAGATATAGCCGCCTGGTATCTTCCAATGGTCGGTCATCAGTCGCCACCCGGTCGAAGGAACCGAAGCGGCCGGTGTCTGGGCAGCTGCCACCGCAGGAGTGGCAGGCCGCGCCCTCTCCAGCGCTGCTAAACGTCCTTCGAGATGCGACATGTCTACAGCCTGGGCGCTACTCGTAGGGGTAGGGCGGGTGCTGTAGGTATGGTTTCCCACCTGAATATGCACGTTGTCTCCCTGGGCGCTCCGATACCGGATCGGGCCAGTCTCAGAGCCAGCGGGGGTTTCAACGTCCTTCGACACGCTGTTGGCGATTTCAAGGTTTTTAAACCAGGTCTCAACGTAGAAGCTCCAGCGTGCGCCGCCGTCGGTTTTGCGGGCGCTGCGTGATGTGCAGCCGTCGAGAATGGTTCCGTCTGTTCCTTCGTTGAGGATGTAGAAGTCTGCAGCCTCATTGACCTGCGCGGGGGCATGAACCGTTCCTTTGTACGATGAGGATTCGCCGCGACAGCCGATGAGGGTGTTATCGCCGTATGCGATGATGAATCCGTGGCCGCCGTTCTCCTGTGCTTCGCAGTTGGTTAGTACGCATTTTGTGGCTCGGATGTAGAATCCTGCGCCGTCTTTCTGCATGGTGCGGTTTTCGCTCCGTGGTGCTCCTGCGGTGATGTCTGCCCCGGCGGTGGAGCCTGCGGGGAGGGCGTAGAGCTGCGCGAAGGTGGAGCCTCGGTGCGTGTACCAGACAGTGGAGCCGATGAATTTTGTTTGCGACGTGTATATTTCGGCACCTGCATATCCCGTGCGTGATTGGTTGCAGCCGCCGATGTCTGCGCCGAAGAATTTATTATCGGCCGCGCCGCCGCTACCTTCGGGGTGCCCCGGCGGCTTTCCGACAATGAGTCCTGCTTGTAGGGTGTTACGGACCTTGAGCGAGAAGACCTTCATAGCTTGGTCGTCAATGCCGATGATTGCTGCCCCGTTCTCCATGTCCCAAATCTCGACGAAGTTTAGGGTGGGTACGGCGTCTGGGTCTGCTGGTCCAGAACCTAAATCGGTGTTGTAAAGCACTCCAACCAGGTTTGCGATTGGGGTCTGGTGCTGAATTCCGCTCTTGTGCGCCCGGATCATGAGGTTAGAAACGCCGAAGCGCAGCAGGGTTCTATCCTGTTTGCGGGTTGCCCAGGTTCCCGTATGGAAGACACCGGTTTTCTCTGTGATTTCGACATCTAAAGTTGCAATAATCTGTGTGGCCACACCTTCGCCGTAGATCTGCACAAATCCTTTGAGTTCCAGGAATGGGAACTTGACCTTGTACGTTCCGGCGGGGATGAAGACCGCGCCGCCGCCAAGGGCTGCCACATCGTCGATAGCTTTTTGAATCTCAGCTGTCGAGTCTTTAGCACCAGTTGGATCAGCAGAATACGGGGCGTGCACAACGTTGACGCTACGCGGGGATGACGCGAGCGCGGGGAGTGCGGTGTTTGGGCGTTGTTCTAGTGCGGTGATTCGGCTTTCTAGGGCTGTGGTGTTGGCTGGTTCGCCTGGTGCTCCTTGGGGTCCGGGTGGGCCTGGTTCTCCGCGTTCCCCACGTTCGCCGTTTGCTCCGTCTTTACCAGGTGTGCCTTGTGGGCCGGGCTGTCCGGGGTCGCCTTGGGGTCCTTGGATGCCGTCACGGCCGTCTCGGCCGGGGTCGCCTTGAGGGCCTGGTTCTCCGCGTTCCCCACGTTCGCCCCTGAGGTTCATTCGTGCGATAACATCTTGAATTTGAGCTGCAAGGGATGCGTTATCCAGCGTTGCGGGTGGTGCTGCAGGACGGGCAGGCACGGGTGAGGGGGCCGCAGTGGTGGCGGTGGTGATCCACTTTGCTATGCTGACGGTTTCGTCTGCGCGCACGGTGATGTTGATTCCGTCTTTGAGGTGGACTTGTTCGCCTGTTTTGGTGGAGAATTCTCCCGATAGGATGTATTCGCCTTCGAGGAGGGATACACCTTCTTCGCCGCCGGTGCGGGCGTCCATTAGCACGCCGTCTACGAGGTATCCGGTGAGCTTGAGGGGTGCGTATACGGTGTCGTTGATGACGCGCCATTGTGGCGTGAAATTTATTGTGCCGTGTGCTGGCACAGGTACGCCCGCGTGCTCTGTGTGGGTTTGCACGCGGGCGGTTACCTTGCCGTAATTACTCAATTTTTGCTCCTATATTTAGTTTTCTTTGGCGGCGACTTTAGCTTCTACAGCTGAGAGCCGCTGTTCTAGAGGCAGGACGCCTTTAATCCATGAACGAATCTTTGGCACCACCCACGGCGACGGCGGGTCGTCGTAGGGGTCTTCCTGAGGCGTGTCTTCCGAGCCTGTTCCGACTGCGAATGTCTGGTCGGTCAGATAGAGGTGCCCCACGTCGATGTCGTCTGCTTTTTCACACACTTTGTCGACGTTTTCTTTCGTGATTCCGTGCACGATATGCCAGAAACGCCATGAGGGCAAACCCTGATATTGGTCTGGATGGATTTCTTGGCGGGTGCGGGAAAGATATTTGGTTGCGTCGGATTCGTAGGTGACGGCAATATCACAGGCGCTCATCATCTCTAGGCGGGTATTGGAGCCAGGATTGATGATGATAGGCACGTCTGCGCCGAGCGCTGCACGCAGGAGCTTATACAGCTCGATGTAGTAGGGCATGACGGCCTGTTGTTCAGCATCCCATCCATTTACCACTTCATCTAGGAAGATTGCGACGTTTGCGATCTTCGACTGCCCCTTGTACCAGGCGATAACATTCTTCGCAGTCTGGATGACATAATCCTGCGTGAATTTTGTTACCTGCTCCATTGGTACGTTGAGGGATTTCTGGATGCGAGCGCGGTACTGTTCTGTGGCGTATTTTGAGTTCGCGCCGAAGCGTGTCTTGATGTAGAACGCGACTAGTTTCGCGCCTGCGGCTTCGGCTAGTTTGCCCTGCGTGAGGAAATCCTGGTCGACTCCTGTTCCCCAGTCGCCGGAGGATTTGTTGAGGATGACAATGCCGAGGGTTTCACCGAATTTGAGGGTTTTTGCCCATTTGCTGCCTTGCGGCTTGTCGCGGTTGTAGTAGTCTGCCCACCAGTAGGATATTGGGCTGTAGTAGTTTTCGCCTGCTTGGAATCCGAAGGATCGTTGGGCGTCGACGGCGGAGCCGAGGATTTCTTTTGCTTTTTGTTCGATGAGGGCTATGAGCTGCTGCTCGGTGAGGGTTCCGGTGGTGTTCCCGCTGTTGCCGTTGGGGTTTGGTAGTGCCCCGGCTGCTTCGAGCTGTGTGTACAGGGCTGTGTTGATGATTTGGGGGGCTGGCTGGTTTTGGGGTAAGGGATTTGTAATCAATTTTTGACTACTTCACTTTCTGCTGTCTGTGTGTTCTCTGCGGGCGTGTCTAGGGTGATGATGCCGAGTTTGATGTGTGCGTCGAGGAGGGAATCTCGGAGCCTGTCATTTTCCTGAGTCAGGTAGATTACTTTGGTTTTGAGCTGTTCATAGGTCATACAATGTCGTTTCCTTTACTGCGGTTTAAGGGCAAGACGTAGAGTTCTACCCAAAAGTTCTCTTCGCGGTTTCTTCCTAGATGGTTGAGCCATACGCTGCATCCGTCGCTGCGTAGGTTCTGGATGGTGGCAACGATGGGATTTCCGCTAATGACTTGAGTAGCCACATAGGGTAGCTGCCCTACGTCTCCCCATCCGACGCGGATTTCTTGCCAGCCGCCGCCGTTTAGGGTGTACGGGCCTAGTGGGACGTGGAAGAATGTTTTGGTTTGAGAGAAAAATCCCTCTACGCGCACGTTTGCTTTGACGCGCAATGATTCAGAGATGTTCACGCCGCCGTTCCAGTCCACGGAGAGGCCACGGTAAACGTTTTGCGGGTCGTCGTGGTGCTTCATCCCGAATGTAAAATATCCCTGCGGGTCCATGCGGATAATTCCCTTAGGGGCTTGCATGGAGGCTTCCTGCGGACGCATCTCGATAATGGAGGATCGGGAGCCTGCGGGGCCGCGTGCGATGTCTGTGTAGATGGTTACGCCGGGTTCGTCGTTAGATGACGTCGCTAGGGTTCCTGTGAAATAATTTCCCTCACCGTTAGCGTTGATTTTGACAGTTTGCTTTCCCGAATCGTCAAACGCGGTGATACCGGCCGAGTTGAGTTTGACGCCCCTATTATCTGCACTATCGGTTTGCAGGTGGCCGGATGTGATCATCTGCGCTGCGAGCTCAGAGACTTTGAGCCGCCGGGCTACGAGGTCTTCGGTCACGATTTTCTCGGCGTCGATGTGCCTTGATACGAGCTTTTCCGTGAACGCAGTGTTTGCGGTGAGCTCCGAGGTTACGATACCGCCGATGACAGTTGCGCGCTGCAGAATAGCGTCATCTGTCACGACCAGGCGCTTAGCGTTCACATCCATTGCGTTCACGACACCTGCTGCGAGGTCTGAGGTGATGCGCAGCTGCCCAGCCCCTACACTATTGTTGCCGAGCGCTGTCCCATTCAGAGCTTTAGAGCCGTTGAGCGAGCGTGCGAGCAGGTTTGGGTCTTCTGCAGCTGCTTTAGCGTCTTTAGCGGTTTGGGTTGCGGTGGTTGCGGAGGTCTGGGCAGCCTGTATGTCCTTTTCAAGCTGATCTAGTTTCGTTTTGACGTCGCCTACGATCTTGCCGCCGTCTTGTATCCTCCCGCCGCCCTCTTCCAGCTTCTTATCCAGCTCTTGCAGACTAGTTTTTAGGGCTGCCATGTCCTTGTTTATTTCTGCGATAGTGTCACCAGACCAGGTGCGCGGGGTGCCCGTGCGGTCATAGTACACGGCGTACTCAGTCGGCTTAGCTATTTTGATGCCGTGAGGTGTTGATGCTGGCACGCGAAGCCCGGTCAGAATCTCTTTGAGAGTATCCACTGGCCGGGTTGGGCGTTGGTCGTTGTAATCTACCATTGCGCCTCCTGAAAATCTATCGTGACGGTCGGTTCTAAGTTCCCGTCCATTTTGATGATTCGCATATCGCGGGTGCCTGCGGGGATGGATAGCCAGCCAGTTAGAGTTACAGACGCTATATCACCCACGAAAAACGCGCCGAGCGGGGTCTTTATCGAGTTCGCAGGAAATTTAAGCGTCACCTGGTCAGTCATAGCCTGTCGCACAGCGAGCGCACCTGCTGCTTTTTGTCGCAGCACTTCGACGTTGTCTTGGTCTGCGTCGGAGAGTGCGGCTTCTAGGAATGGTGCCCCGGCTTGTACGTTATCGAGGTTTTCTGCGTAAGCTATGGCCGTGCCTGCGCCTTCTCCTGCGCCGGTGTACCAGATGCGGTTCACAAGTCCTTTGGCGGATGAGGTTACGGTTACTTCGCCGATTTCTCCGCTGGGGGCGGTGGTGTCGAAATCTGGTTGCCAGTCTTGGCTTATGTAAGGGTAGTGTTCGTTGCCGTGCACGAATGCCCATTCGATGGCGGTGTGTTCAGGGTTTGCCCAGCGTGGGCGGATCATGATGTCTGGGCCGTTAGCTACTTTCGATAGCTCGCTCCAGCGTTTGCTAATAATGTTGTTGGCTACATTCCAGTGCTCATAGGTGCGTTGCCTGTCGCCCTGGTCGGATATGGTGCCATGCACGAGCGGGAAGGAGCCGCCGGGGCGGTTCATGCCGTGCACGGCGAGCGCCCAGGCGATCTCTCCGAGGGTGGTGTTCTGGAAGTTGAGGGTTTCCCAGATGGTGCGGTGCTCGAAGAAGTATCTGACGCCGTGGGCTTTGATTTCGAGGGTGTTTCTGGTTTCGTTTCCCCAATCGGCTATAGGGCCTGCGATGAGTGGGTATTCGATGCCGTCTTGCCCGGTGTGGGTGAGGAGTGCGCCTCCTGTGGGTGGCGTGTAGAGGTAGGGTTGGATGGTGGCTAGGTGGGGTTTGTGGACTGTGAAACTCAAATCTTCGGTTTTGTTGAGTTCGATTGACCATGACGCCGTGGTGGCTTCGATGGGTGCGCCGATGCGGCCGGTGCGTGTGTCGAGCCAGTAGAGCTTGTACCCCATGCCTAGCTTCCCTTCCTGTTTAGTTATTCTTTGGCAACGCCCATATCTACGATGGTGAATTGGTCACCTGCGTAGCGTCGCTCTGTTCCGCCGCGCACTCTCCAGTACTGGAATCCCCATATGTGTGATACGACGTAGTGGATTTTGTGTAGGCCGGGTTTTACGGTCCAGACGCGGGAGACGTCGCGGGTGTCAAAAACATTGTTGAACTCGCGTTCCCTGCAGAAAATTAATTGGTCGTCCAGGTAGACGTCGTACCTTACGACGCCTTGGTCTGCTGTGGTTGCGGATTCCCATTGACCGGGGCGGCCGTTAGCAACGGTTGAGGAAATGCGGATGTCAATGTTGCGATCTGTGGGGACGTAGAAGGTTCCCGCGCCGCGCGTGAACGACCCTCTATCGCGCACCTGGTCGTCTTCGTGGTAGTGGCGGTGTAAGACGCCGAGGGAGCCGCCCACGGGACGGGAATAGACGGGGTTTCCTGCCTCTGGAGCGGAGGCTGTGGCGCGCATTCCGGCCGTGATGTTTCGCTGGGAGAGCATGACGGCGTTCGCTGGGACTGATGCGCCTACCCCTACGGTGGCGTTGATGTTCCCGTCTGTCGCAACTGTGTTTTGCTTAACATAGATGTATTCAGAGCGGGTTCCTGTGGGCGGGGCGGGGGCGGTGGTAATGGTCTGTGCAGGCACGGGGACACGCACGGCGCGGCCTGCGGCTAGGTGCACCACAGCTGCGCCTGCTGATACCTTCCATGCCATTGTTGACGTTCCCGTGACCTCGCACCCTGAAATGATTCCGGCCTCCGGGTATTCTGCGGCCGTGATTGCCTGAATATCATCCGGCGTTGTTCCGTTGCCCTTATCGTCGTTCGGGATGCCGAAGCCTGTAGCCATAGCTTTCTTCCTTCTTAGATGTAGGTGTCAGAGAAGATCACGTCGCACCACCCGGTCGAGGGCGCGAGCGCTTCTATCTGTGTGATGAATCCTGCGCGGGGTGGTGCGGTGTGCCATTCGCGGCGTGAGAGCTCATAGGTGAAGTCTTGGCCGCTAATGAGTACCTGGCCTTTTTCGCAGTTGATGGTGACGGGTGCGTTCGGGTGCACGGGGTAGGGGTATTCGAGTGTTTTCCCGTCTGCGGTGAGACGGAATCCTGATGCCCATTCGCCGTGCACGATATATGTTGGGTAGGCGGTTGCGTTTCCTTCATGGGATATGGCGGCCCCTTGTGGCGGTTGGTCGCCGTAGGAGAGCACACCCTTTGGTTGCACACCGAACAGGGGATATTTGAGGCCGGTTCCTGCGCCGGTGGGGAATATCTGGTAGACGGTTGGTTTTCCGTAGAGCCACGGTTCGGGTGCTACGAGAGGGATTTCAAGGTTGAATGCTCTCATGCCGTCGTAGACGTGCTTTATTTCCCCGTCGAGTCGCACCTGGCAGGATAGCTCCAGACCGTTCACGGAAACTGTTAGGGTTCCCAGGTTCCCGTCAAAGAGCACTCCTGATACGAAACGGTCTGCGATTGAGCGTGTCCTGTCGGAGTCGAACTCAAAATACCCTTTGAGGGTGAGGGTGCGGCCGGTGCGCAGCGCGGGGTTTGAGAGCATGCCGTGCCCGATTTTCCGTTGCACGTCATGCGCCTGCACTCCCACGCCGCCGAAGAAGCCGTCGAGGTCTGTTAGCCAGAACTCGGCGGCTTCTCCTAGCTCATCCGTGCTGAGAACGAGCTCACCGTGTGCACCTTCTAGGCGGGCAAACCGTGGAATGTATACCTTTTCCTCTGTTGCCATTAGATGTTTATACCTCCCACGGCTAGAGTGTGTGCCACAGCCTCACCAACACGGCGGCCGAAACGATCCGGCGACATCTCTTCCTGCCCCTTCACGTTGACTGTTACTCCCCCTGAGGTAGCGAGCGCTGCACGTGCAGGCTGATAAATGCCTCCTGTGCCAGCGAGCGCGGAGCCTACAGGTACGATTGGGGCAGCTGGTATGGCCATAAGTTTTGTCATTCCTCGCTGCACGCTGGATTCCATTTGCTCCAGACCATCCACAAAGCCTTCACCTGTGTAGATACCGATTTGACGGAATACACGTGAGGGAGAGTGGATACCAAGGAGTGACTTTGCCTTACCAATTGCATCATTGACGGGTCCTGCCACGGCATTGATGAGGTTACTAGCCATTTGGCCCACACCGTCGATCATGCCCTGAATCAGGTTGCGTCCCGCATTGACCATATCGCCTACCCACGAACCAACCTTGTTGATGATGTCAGTTCCCATTTGGGAGACTTTGGAGAGCACGTTATACGTTGCCTCTCCTACGGTCATGACAATGCTGTTCCAGATGTTCGATATGGTGTTCCATATCGAGTTCATGAAGCCGCTGATGGTGGAGACAATGCTGTTCCAGACGGAAGAGATTGTGCTGAAAATACTACTCAGCACGGATGAGATAAACCCGGTTATCTGGTTCCAAATGGAGGAGACAACAGACCAAATAGCGCTGAGTGCGCTCCTGACTGTGGAGACAATGCTGTTCCAGATGGAAGAGATTGTGCTGAAAATACTACTCAGCACGGATGAGATAAACCCGGTTATCTGGTTCCAAATGGAAGAAATGACGCTCCAGGCTGTGTTCATTGCCGTTGATATGGCGCTGACTATCTGGTTCCAGGTGTTCGTGACAAATTGGATGATGGGCGTCAGGAATGCAGTTACGCCTTGCACAATCTGGTTCCATATATCATTCAGTGTTTGAATGATGGGGGCTAGGAATGCGGTTACTGAGGCTACTATCTGATTCCAGACATCGGTTACGATCTGCACGAGGCCGTTCCAGGCTGTCGTGAAGAATGCGATGACCGGTTGCATTAGTGCGACTATTCCCTCATAGAGCAGAATTCCTATTGCAACAATGGCGATGAGGAAGTTTTGCCCAACCTCCGTTAGGAAGCTCACGAGGCCGTTCCAGGCGTTCATGAAGGCGTCTACGATTGGCGTTAGGAAGTTTGTTACTCCCTCGACAATGCTGTTCCAGATTTCGGTGACGAATTGTGATACTGCGTTCCAGGCATTCGTCCAGTTTGTTGTGAGCGCCGTCATGTAGGCGTTGAAGAGGTCTACAATGCCGTTCCATAGGCCCGTAAAAAATTCGACAATGCCGTTCCATACTGTTGTTGCGATGGAGACAATGTTGTTCCACACGTCAGTCAGGAACGAGACAATGTTGTTCCATGCATCTGTTGTGAAACTGACGATGTTGTCCCAGTTCATCACGATTAGGACTACAAGCCCGGCCAGGAGGGCCACCACAATAGCGACAACGGCTGCTATACCGCCGCCAATAGCGACGGCCATACCACCGAACACGCCAACTAGGGCTGCGATAGCCTCCACAACCGGGGCGATAGCTACGACAACTTGGATCAGTATTGCGATAATTCCCGCGAGCACTGCTACCACAGTAATAATCGTGGCCGCGAGCTCAGGATTTTGCTTCACCCAATCCGCCACAGCAGAAATAATCGGCGTAATCACAGGCACAATCGCCTGCAGTACCGAAATCAGCAGGTTTCCCAGTACCGGAATAAGCGGCTGGACTGCCTGGAGAATCTGCGCAAAAAGCGGGGCAAGTTGTTTGATAGCCTCACCCACCACAGGCCCTAGCGTCGCCGCCATTTGCCCAAATGTGGAGGTTAGCGAGCCAATCGCAGGCGCGAGCGCGGGGAGTGACTGTCCGAGTGCATCTGCGCCTTGGCGGATGCCGTCAAAAAGGCTTTTGATGCCGTTGGAGACGGCGGGGTCTGCAAGGAGCTTAGCGAGGCCGGAGGCTAGGGAGCTAATGGCCGATCCTGCGGACTGCATGGCGGAGCCGAGGGAAGAGCCGAGGGAAGGCAGGGAGGTTGCTAGTTCTGTCAAGCCGGGCTTCATGTTGTCGACGGCCTGGCCTGCAGATTTGAATAAATCCACGAGCGCCTGGTGGCCTTCAACGGTTGACATGGCCCGGTTCACTGCTGCGAGCCCATCGGCGAGGCCGGAGAGGGTAGAGCCTCCGGCTTCTTGCGCTGCAGAGCCTAGCGCAGCAAAAATGCCAATGACCTGTTGAATTATTCGGAAAAGGTCTTTGGCTGTCTCTATTGCTGCGTTGAATGCTTGCACGGCGGCGTCAGATTGCGCCCATTCGTTGAACGATTCGGCTATCTGGTTGAATTTCTCGGCGATGGACGGGAGAGCCGATGCGCCGATTTCAGAGAGCTTTATCATTCCAGAGATGAAGCTGGCCACGCCTTCTCCGGCGATGTTCACGGCGTCTGCTACGTTTTGGAAGATGACGTCGAAGGAGCCGATGGAGCCGGATACGGCGTTATCTGCGGCGCGTGCCCAGTCCGTGAATTGCAGCGCGATTTCGCCTAGCCCCTTGCTGAGGGTAGGCAACAGTGTTTCGACCATATGCCGCAGCGGGGCCTCTGCCTGTGACCAGAAATTGCCAGACATCGTGTTTTTGAGGTCTTCAAAGGCTGGTTTCAGGTCGCCAAGGTATTTGCCTGTATCGGCCAGCACAGTGATGAGAGTTCCAGCGCCGGCGGCGGCTCCGAGGAAGAGGCCAGGGAGCGCGAGGGCGGCGGGGGCTACAGCGATAAGTCCTGCGCCGAGGGATAGGACGTTTCCTGTTAGGGTGATCATGGCTGCTGATAGCCCAGCACCGGCTATTGCGAGTCCCGATACCCTGGGAGTTAGGGTGTCGATGTTTTTAGTGACGTCAATAATCCCAGCCTTGAGATTATTCAGGGTGCGGCCGCCGGAGAGACTACCTAGCGCTGTTTGGGCAGCTGCCAGAGCAGAAGCGTTTACCTTTGGCACGATGTCGACGGTGCGGGTGCGTTGCAGGATAGCGAGCGCGACGGCCGCTTTTCCTGTGTCTGCATCTGCGTTGATGGTTGCCTCGCGTTCTTTTGCGAGGTCGTCTAGGTCGTGTTTTGCCTTGGCGGTGTCTGCGTTGGCGTTGATGGGAGTGGATCGGCGGGGGGGGGGGGGGGGGGGGGGGGGGGGGGGGGGCGGCGCGTCGGG